AGGTTGCCGAGTTCCCAGCAGGCTCTCACGACGACTATGTCGATACGGTGTCTATGGCCATGCACCGCTTCCGGAGAGGTGGCTACGTAGGTAGTGCGCTGGACGAGCCAGACGAAATCCAGTATTTCAAGTCAAACCGCAACCGGGGGTACTACTGATGGGACTGTTCAAGGCACTGCGCACTGTCCTGCGCGTAGCAGACAAGGTCGGTAAGGTAGCTAAGGAAGTCACTCCGGCTATTGCCGTGGCCGAGGTTGTTGTCGATCAGGTCGGTGACGCCGTGAAGCCCGAGAAACCCAAGAAGAAGGGCAAGTAAATGGCCGTAGACAAGTCGCTCAATCAGGCTCCTCTGGGCCTCGATGCTAGCCTAGCCGCAGGTATCGAGCCGGGGGTTAACATGCCCGAGCCCGACATGGAGATCGAGTTCGAGGACGACGAGAGCGACATGCTCGACGAGGAAGAAAGCCTCGACGAGATCGCGGACGAGGAGTTCAACGAGAACCTCGCGGAGAGCCTTGACGAGTCGCAGCTGGCCCAGCTGGCGGGTGATCTGGTTGGGGACTTCGAGGAGGACGTCAACAGCCGCAAGGACTGGATACAGACCTACGTAGACGGACTTGAGCTGCTGGGGATGAAGATCGAGGACCGGACCGAGCCGTGGTCCGGTGCATGCGGGGTCTACCACCCACTGCTGGCCGAGGCGGTCGTCAAGTTCCAAGCCGAGACCATGATGGAGACCTTCCCGGCCCAAGGACCGGTGCGGACCAAGGTGATCGGCAGGGAAACCCCGGCCAAGCGTGACGCCTCACAGCGCGTCCAAGAGGATATGAACTACCAGCTGACTGACGTCATGGTAGAGTATCGACCCGAGCACGAGCGCATGCTCTGGGGCCTTGGCCTTGCGGGTAATGCGTTCAAGAAGGTCTACTACGACCCGGCGCTGGGGCGTCAGGTGGCGATGTACGTGACCGCTGATGACGTCGTGGTTCCCTACGGCGCTAGCAGTCTGGAGACTGCTGAGCGTGTCACTCACGTGATGCGCAAGACTCCGAACGAGCTCAAGCGGCTGCAGGCGTCAGGGTTCTACTGTGATGTCGATATCGGGGAGCCGACCAACACCCTCGACGAGGTTGAGAAGGCGATTGCCGAGAAGCTGGGCTTCCGGGCCGAGACCGACGACCGGTACAAGCTGCTGGAGATGCACGTCGATCTCGTCATTGAGGACGACAAGTACCGGGAAGAAAGCGACGACGGCGTTGCCCTGCCTTACGTCGTGACTATCGACAAGGCGTCGATGACCATACTGTCGATCCGGCGCAACTGGGACCCGGAAGACGACAAGAAGCTGAAGCGCAACCACTTCGTACACTACTCGTACGTCCCCGGCTTCGGGTTCTATGCCTTCGGCCTGATCCACCTGATCGGTGCCTTCGCAAAGTCGGGTACCTCGATCATTCGCCAGCTGGTCGATGCGGGCACGCTGTCGAACCTGCCGGGTGGCTTCAAGACCAAGGGTCTGCGCGTCAAGGGTGACGACACTCCGATCAGTCCTGCCGAGTGGCGCGACGTGGACGTCGCCTCGGGGACCATGCGCGACAACATCATGCCGCTGCCGTACAAGGAGCCGTCGGGCGTCCTGTTCCAGCTGCTGGGGACCATCGTCGAGGAAGGCCGCAAGTTCGCTGGTGCCGCTGATATGAAGATCAGCGACATGTCGGGTCAGGCTCCAGTGGGTACGACTCTAGCTATCCTCGAACGCACGCTGAAGATGATGTCGGCTGTGCAAGCACGTGTTCATTACGCGATGCGGCAGGAGTTCAAGCTCCTGAAGGGTATCATCCGCGACTACACCCCGGACAGCTACCCCTACGAGCCGGAAGAAGGCAGCCGCAAGGCCAAGAAGAGCGACTACGACACTGTCGAGGTCATCCCGGTATCGGACCCCAACGCCGCTACCATGGCCCAGAAGATCGTCCAGTATCAGGCGGTCATTCAGCTGGCCCAGATGGCCCCGCAGATTTACGACCTGCCATACCTGCACCGGCAGATGCTGGAGGTGCTGGGCATCAAGAACGCCCAGAAGCTCGTCCCGCTGGTTGACGACGAGGACCGCAAGCCGCGCGATCCGATCAGTGAGAACATGGACGTCATCAACGGCAAGCCCGTGAAGGCGTTTATCTACCAAGACCACCAAGCCCACCTCGCAGTGCACATGGCGGCGATGCAGGACCCCAAAATCCAGCAGATGCTGGGGCAGAACCCCAACGCCCAGACCATGATGGCAGCGATGCAGGCGCATATCGCAGAGCATCTGGCTTTCGAGTATCGCAAGCAGGTCGAGGAACAGGCCGGTGTGCCACTGCCTCCGCCCGACTCAGAGATGGACGAGGACACCGAGCTGGCAGTCTCGCGGCTGGCGGCTATCGCCTCGCAGCAGCTCCTCCAGAAGAACCAAGCCGAGGCTCAGCAGCAGCAGAACCAGCAGATGGCTCAGGACCCCATCGTCCAGATGCAGATGCAGGAGCTCCAGATCAAGCAGCAGGAGCTGCAGCTCAAGGCCCAGAAGTTCATGGCCGAGGCTGCCGAGAAGAACGACAGGCTCGACATCGAGCGCGAGCGCATCGCCGCTCAGAAGGAGATTGCGGGTCTGCAGGTTGGCGCAAAGGTCTCTACGGACAAGGCCAACCTGTCCGCAAAACAGCAGCTTGAGGGTCTCCGGATCGGCGTCCAAGTCGCCAAGGAGGCTACGGCTGCACAACAACCCTCTGCCCCACCCAAGAAGGCAGAAACCAAGGATAAGTAATGGACACTGAAGTACTGAAGTATCTCTCAAACAAGATACGAGAAGAACTTAAGGTTATCGAAGAAGACATGGCTATGGGCCACGCGGTTGACTTTGGTGCCTATAAGTACGCCTGCGGCATTTATCGCGGTCTGCTGGTGGCGAATAGCTTTATCATGGAGATCGCGCAGCGAGTGGAGGACGACAATGACGACTGAAGTAGAAGTGGATACTCTGCCTACGATCCCAGAGTTTCTGATAGCAGATGCCGATGGTAACGCCACGGTGCTCGCAGATACGGACGAGCGGAAGGCTAGGCAGCTGCCCGAGCCCTCGGGCTATCGCATCCTGTGTGCTATCCCTGATGCCGACGAGAAGACTGCTGGGGGCCTGTTCAAGGCCGATATCACCAAGCACTACGAAGAGCTGACCACCCCGGTCCTGTTCGTGCTCAAGATCGGCCCGGATGCCTTCAAGGACGAGAAGCGCTTCCCGAACGGCCCGTGGTGCAAGGAGGGGGACTTCATCCTCACCCGCCCGCATGCTGGCAGCCGCGTCAAAATCCATGGCCGTGAGTTCCGGATCATCAACGATGACTCGGTCGAAGCAGTTGTCGAAGACCCTCGGGGTATCACCCGCGCTTAACGAGCGTAACTCGTACAAAGGAGAAGTAAGATGGCTACCAAGCCGAATGACGACGATTTCGAGTTCGAGATCGAGGGCGAAGAGCCCGATGCGCCTATTATCGACGTAGAGGACGACACTCCTCCGGAAGATCGTGGGCGTGAACCCATGCCCAAGGAGATCGTTGACGAACTTGAGGCTGACGAGCTCGAAGAGTACTCCGAGAAGGTCAAGACGCGTCTCAAGCAGATGAAGAAGGTCTGGCACGACGAGCGCCGCGAGAAAGAACGCGAAGCGCGCGAGAAGGCCGAGGCCCTTACTGCTGCCCAGCGCCTGCTGGAGGAGAACCGCAAGCTCAAGGAGAGCCTGTCGCACGGTGAGCAGACCCTCGTCGGGAGTGTCAAGCAGAACGCCGAGTTCGAGATGGAGCGGGCCAAGCGTGAGTACCGCGAGGCTTACGAGTCGGGCGATGCTGAAAAGCTGACCGACGCCCAAGAAAAGATGAGTAATGCTGCCTACAGGCTGCAGCAGATCAATAGTTACCGTCCTACTTTACAGGCTCCCGAACCTGAGGTAGAACAACCAGTACAGCAGGTGCAGACTCCGCGTCTGGATGCCAAGACTGTTGCGTGGCAAGAGCGCAATACGTGGTATGGCTCCGACCCGGAAATGACTGCAGCCGCTCTTGGGCTTCACCAGAAGCTCATAAACGAACGGGGACCGCAGTACGCGGGAACCGACGAATATTGGGGCGCAGTAGACACAACTATGCGCCGTCGTTTCCCCGATTACTTCGGGGAAGAAGTGGCCAAGCCCACTTCGCGTGAGTCCAAGCCGCCCACGGTCGTAGCTCCCGCTTCCCGTAGTCGATCCCCCAAGAAGATCGTGCTCACCAAGTCCCAGCTGGCAATCGCTAAGAAGTTCGGGATCACCCCTGAACAGTATGCCCGCGAAGTGATGAAGACGGAGAATTAATATGACTCGTGATAAGCTCATGGACGATATCGACGAAGTGCTCGCGTCCAGCCGTACCCCTCGCCAATCTCGTGAGGAAGCGGAACGTCCTAAGGTCTGGCAGCCTGCATCAACGCTGCCTGAGCCGGATAAACAGCCCGGATACACTTACCGTTGGGTGCGTGTGTCTACGCTCGGACAGAACGACGCCCGTAACATCTCCTCGGCCCTCCGTGAGGGTTGGGAGCCGGTCCGTATCGAAGAGCAGCCGAAGTTCCGGATGCTTGTAGATGCTGACAGCCGCTTCAAAGACAACATCGAAGTCGCAGGTCTGCTGCTGTGCAAGGTGCCCAATGAGTTCATGGAACAGCGTCGGAAGTATTTCGAAGAGCTGACCCAGAGCCAGAGTGACTCCGTGGACAGCAACTTCATGCGAGAGAATGATGCCCGTATGCCGCTCTTCAAGGAGCGTAAAACGCGGACATCGTTCGGTTCAGGCAAATAAACTAGGAGTTTAACGATGCCGTATCCCTCAGTTGACGGTCCGTATGGACTGGTCCCTGTTAACCTGATCGGTGGTCAGGTTTTCGCCGGTGCTACTCGTTCGATCCCGATTGCTACCAACTCTTCGACGGCCATCTTCTTCGGTGACGTCGTGAAGCTGAATAGCTCGGGCACGCTCGACAAGGACACTGGCACCAACACTGCTACCCCGGTAGGTGTGTTCCTCGGTTGCTCGTACACCGATCCGGTGTTCGGTAAGACCTTCCGTCAGTTCTACCCCGGTACTACGAACATCACTGACGTCGTTGCCTACGTGCAGGACGATCCGGATGCTCTGTACAAGGCGGCGGTTTGCACCGCTGGTAGCACGACCATCAGCTTCGTCACTCGCGCGAACGTGGGCGAGAACAGCGCGCTGGTGCAGAACGCGGGCAGCACCGTTAACGGTGACTCGCGCGTGGCGATTAGCGCTACCTGCGCTACCGCTTCGACGCTGCCGGTCCGCATCATCGACGTTGTCCCTGAAACTTCGCCTGCTGGTTTCCCCGGTTCGTATACCGAGGTCATCGTCAAGTGGAATCAGGGTATGCACCCGTACCTCAACCCGACTGGCGTCTAAGGAGACTGAATAATGGCAATTTCACGCGCACAGCTTCTCAAGGAGCTTCTGCCGGGACTGAACGCCCTGTTCGGCCTCGAATACTCGCGCTACGGCGAAGAGCACAAGGAAATCTTCGACACGGAGACTTCTGAGCGTTCGTTCGAAGAAGAAACCAAGCTCTCGGGCTTCTCGGCTGCGCCGGTGAAGAACGAAGGTTCGGCTATCGCCTACGACAACGGTCAGGAAGTCTTCACGGCTCGCTACACCCACGAGACGATTGCCCTCGGGTTCTCGCTCACGGAAGAAGCCATCGAAGACAACCTGTATGACAGCCTCTCGGCTCGTTATACCAAGGCTCTGGCCCGTGCCATGGCGTACACCAAGCAGACCAAGGCTGCTGCGGTCCTGAACAACGGCTTCAGCTCTAACTACCTCGGTGGTGACGGCGTGTCCCTGTTCTCGACTGCTCACCCGCTGGTCTCGGGTGGCACCAACAGCAACCGTCCCACCACTCAGGCGGACCTGAACGAAACGTCGCTCGAAGCGGCGGTTATTCAGATCGCTGCGTGGCAGGACGAACGTGGCCTGCTGATCGCAGCCAAGCCGCGTAAGCTGATCGTGCCGCCGAACCTGATGTTCGTTGCTACCCGCCTCCTTGAGACGGAACTGCGTGTCGGCACTGCCGATAACGACATCAACGCGCTGAAGTCGAACGGCTCGATCCCCGAAGGCTACACCGTCAACCACTTCCTGACCGACACGAACGCGTGGTTCCTGACCACCGACGTGCCAAACGGTCTGAAGCACTTCGTTCGTACTCCGATGAGCACGAGCATGGACGGTGACTTCGATACCGG